CGTTCCTATGGTGGCAATGGCAGTCTGTGCGACCGTTTTAACTGCTCTAATGCTTGCCGCTTTTATCCATTTTGTAAAGTTATTTTTCATAATATAACATCCCCTCTATAATTATGATTACGGTTTCATAAGCTTGCCTTGCTTCAATAAATCAAGCATTTTCAAATTCTGTCTTGCCAATCCTAAATAAGATGTTATTCCGTTTTTCTTTGCTATTTTAGAACGATATGCAAAAGATGATTGTTCACCAATTGATTTAAGTGCGTCCGTTAGCGATTGCGTATTGCCAGTATATTTATTAAAATAATTTGCGGTTGATTCCGGGTATTCAACCGTGACAGATTTTTTCTTTAAGCTGCCTTTAGCGACAAGCACTTCAACACAAGCTGTTGCTACTTTGTCTGCAAAGCTATCTGTCAAGATAATTGGAACATCTGTTTCACTATCCATAAATCCACATTCAAGCAGTACGGCAGGCATTTTACTTTCCCTTACTTCGTGCATATTGCGTTTTTGTAAAGGCTGTGAACGATTTCCTTTTAGTCCAGTATATTTAATTATGCTATCATATAACGCCTTTTGCCAATCGCGCGTAACCGCGTTTGCGTTGGTATATGTAATTGCAATTACGCCGCCGCTGGCACTACATTTTGACCCTAAATTATGGTGAATAGCAAGATAGAAATCAGTGCCAAATTCATTAGCTTTATCCGTTCTTGTTTTGAGTGCAATATCTGTTTTACCTGATGTATCATCAAGCCGGATAATCTGGTAACCGTCATATTCCTTTAGCTTTTCTTCAATCTTATTACAAATTCGGCTATTCAATTCCCATTCTCGCGTTTCGTTTTTATCAAGGCTTTTCAAGCACCGCTTACCCGCGGTGTTCAAACCGTGCCCTGCGTTTAATGCGATTTTAAACATAATCAACTCCCCTTATGCTTTATTATACACTTTATTCAATAAATGTAAATAAAATATATTTTTGTTATTGCTTTCAAGCATTGAAATCCGATAAAAATTTAATTAAAAGCATCAATCACCGCCATCCAAAATCGCCTGAACCGCTGTTTTCAGCTTGTCCGGCACATCATCGATGGTTTTTAGACCCTTTCTGATGAGGTCTGCATATACTTTCGCCATAATAATTCTCCCCCTTACTTATCCCAACATTTCATAGACTTCGCACAACGCAAGCTGCGTGTCGGTCAGATTTGATTCAAGCGTTGAATTTCTTTCGTCAATCATCTTGATGTATTCATCTTTTGTGTAGCGCACTTGACTGAACTCGTATTCGGTGTGAGTATCATCCATTATTGTGACTTCCACTTCCTGAATGTCGGTGTTTATCCAAACTGAATAATCGTCAATTACCTTTTCTTCGGGTCTGACTGTGCTTCTGACTTTTCCGTAATCAACCATTGCTTTCACCCTTTCTTTTTAAGTTTTTGCGGTAGGTATATACAGCAAGCGACCTCCAAAAAAGTGATTACGACTACCGACATCCATACCAAAACGCCAGCAGAAACCACCCCCATCTCCAAAAGAATTCCAAGAACCGCCCAATAGGGCAATTCTGTAACCATTTAAGTTGGGTGTTACATTCAGATAATCACCAACTGGAAGTGCAGATGTTCCACCGATTTCTGAAGGCATCAGAAGCCAGTCATATTCTTCTTTGCCATAGCCCACAGCCGAAACATAACCGCCTGAGTTTGCAAGGGCGAATCCAGCCGAGTGATAATTACCGCTGTTCTTTGATTCATTGAAGGTAAAGTCATCGGCAATGTAGGGTTGACCGCCTGCCATCGTTCCGTCACCCCAAATGTTCACACCGTTGATGTGTTTCCACATATTGCCCCAAGGGTTTTCCAGTCCGCGATATGTGACAGACACTTTTGTGGATTCTGTGTACTTGGTTTCAACACCTGAGATTTCGTTTGTGGTTTCGGCTGCCTGACCAGTTGTGTTTCCAAGTTCAGCAGTAGAGCCTGTCAGACTTGAACAGTTCACCGAACTACCAGAAATTGCAACAACGCCACGACCAATAGCGGTCTGTGTGTCCATCGTTCCAAGTTCAATCATCATTAACAACTGATTTGCTGAAACAGCTTTGACGGTTTCGAGATGCCAGTTTTCGCTTCTGTTCTTTGCCATCGTTTCAAGGTTTGTTTTGTTTAAGTTTTTATACAGTCCCGAAATAGGCTTAACGCCTGCAACTGAGCATAGCAAATCACCTGTTTCAATTGCCGTGTCCGTATTTGTGCCATCGTTGACATATTCAGCGGCAGAAGCATCCCACATTGAACCCTCATAAGCTGAAAAAAGGATATAATCAACCGGATTGCCGTTTTCATCATAGAATGCAGGGTGAAGTTTGAATCCTGTCTTGGGTATGCTACTTACATAATAATTTGCCTTTCGCAGATGATAGCCGATGCCGCTTTCGGTGTTCTTGTCGTACACAAGCGGTACAACCTTGTACCAAAATGCAGGCTGATAAACCATGACCTGACCGTTGCTGCCGTCATCTGCATAATCTTCATCGCCGTAATAGGCTTTGATCGTTCCATCGTCGGCAACATTGCACCGCTTTCTCCCGCCGAACATGGGGAAAACGTCAAAATCTGCTCCTTTTGATTTTCCGACCGCACCTCCAAGCCGTTTGAAAAGCTTATTTTGATAGTCAACCTGAAGACCGACTATATCTTCATCCGTGTAACCGAGGTATGCTTTAATATCTTCTACCTTATCCGCCACCGCAGCAAGATCTTCTGCGGAAACTTCGCTGTCGTTCACTGTAAAATCAAAATAACTGCCATCGGTGTAGGTGATCCTATAAGTTTTTTCAACGCCAACAGTGGAATAAAGGGCAATGCTTGCAATGCCGTTTCCGGTGTCACCCCTTTCGCCCCGCTCACCGGGGTCACCGGGGTCGCCCTTATCTCCTTTTTCGCCTTGTATTCCCTGAACACCCTGCTCGCCGGGATCTCCTTTATCTCCCTTTTCGCCTTTTTCGCCCTTTTCACCTTTCTCTCCCGGGTCACCCTCGAAATAATCAAGCGCTGTCCACGCGGCTTTTCCGTCACCGAGCTTAATTTTGCGAGATCCGTCATCCCGTTCCTCCACGCCGATCTCCCCGGCATACAGCACAGGATTTAAACTTTCCCAGTTTTCAGTTGTGTCAAATCGGAATTTGAACCGCGCGTCACCGTTGAATTTTATTGTTGACATATCTTTTGCCCCTTTTACAATTTTACAATCCTGATCTGCACGCGGTCGATGGATTTACCGTAGATCCCGGCATAGCCATCGGCGGTATCGTTGTAGTTGCGCACCCACGGCAGATAGCCGCCGCCTATGGTCGAAACGCGGTACTCCACCGCATAGCCGGAAAGGTTTTGCAGCTCCATCTGAACGCCATCGATCGCCTTACCGTACAGCCCGGCATAACCGCCCTGCGCCGCATCGTGGTCTACCACCCAATCAAGGTACGACCCGCCGACCGTATGCACGCGATAGCGGATATTCCCGCGGCTGAGGATCGCGCGTATGCCGTCCGCCGCCTTGCCGGTGATTCCCGCGTAGCCGTCAGCGTTCTGCTCGTTGTAGCCGGTTACATCGGACAACCACGCGCCGCCGGAGGTGTGAATGGCGTAGGTCACGGTGGGCGCAGCTTCGGCTTGCGTATCGCCGACAAGGTAATTGTCAACCAAAAGAATGAAGTTGTTCCAGCCGTATTCATCGAGGATTCGGTGCGGGCAGTGCTTGTTGGCATAATCGGCGTGCTTTGTGACCTTATCAACGCCCCAGCCGTACTGTTTCAGCAGATCGGCGGTAAGCTGCGCGGCGTTATCGACCGCTTTGAGCCAGCGCTCCCCGCCTGACTTGGAATAGCAGATTTCAATCGCGATCCCCTCGCGGTTGCCCTTGCCGTTGCCGTCTCCCGCGTGCCATGCGTTGCGGTCAAGCGGGATCCCTTGGATCGCCTGCACATCGTCAACGGCGAAATGAAAGGACGTTTCCTTATCGTTCGACAGCATATAGCTGATCTCGTTCGCCGCCGAAGCGTCGTTTGCGGTGTTGTGAATCACAATCCGCGTGGGCGTCATGGCGTTGGGGCATTTGATTTCGTACTTTGATTTCGGGCAAAGATTTTGAATGATTTCCATTTTTATTTTCTCCTTTTAATTTGGTTTATGTATTTTCTCAAGATATGCGCTGCCACATATATACTGCAAGATAAGGCGGGAGCGTATCAACCGGAACGGCGTTCCCATCGCTATCTCCACCAAATTCAATTTTTATTCCGCCGTATGAAGCGCTTCCCTCGATGGCTTCCGACAATCGGTAATAATTTTCAGATTCACGCAGCCCTTTAATACACCCGTTTGTGTTTTCGGTTTTGAAATAACCACCCGCCGCGTTCCCGCTGTAGTGTGTGGCAGTTTCTCCTGTTATATGCGGCAGATTTTGCTCGGAAAGGGTTATTTGCTTCTCTCCGCCAAACATACCGGGGTAAAAATCAGAATCGGTTTCGCTAACGCCAAACAGCGCGCGTCCATCGGCAATGCGCTGCCATGTGCCGCCAAACAGCGCGGATGGACTTTCGCCCGATACTGAAATATATATACTCCCCACAGGGTACACTTTCAGTAAAATTTCATCTACCCGCTTATCCAGTGTGCTGATCTTTTCGCCCACTGTATTTAACTGCTCGTTGATTACTTTGTTTTGCAACGGGTTTTCGCTCACCGATGAAATGGCATCGTCCACAACATATTCTATCGGCAGAGTATTATCTGCACCCCCGCCGTCAAAAATAAATTCACTGCCCGACTCTATTGTTCTCTGAGCAAGTTCTGTTTTTTCTTGTGCGATTTTAGCTTCTTCTGCGTATCCTTTTGTTTCGTCAGCAATACCATCAACAGCTTGTGCTACAGCTATTCCCGATTGTGCGTTTTCGCTTTCTGGGGAATATGTTAAATCAAC